GCCAAGGATGACGCTAACTACGCTCCATGGTTCGCACCAGCAGGCTTTACAAGAGGTAAGTTCCCAACACCAGTGCTTGATATTGCAGTATCTCCAAGCCAACGCAACAGAGACTTGCTCTACAAGCAGGGTATCAATCCAATTACTAAGTTCCCTAACGACGGTATCACAGTATTCGGTCAAAAGACTAAGTTGTCAACACCTTCAGCCTTTGACAGAATCAACGTTAGAAGATTGTTCTTGTATTTGGAGAAGGTTACAAGAACAACACTTAAGTACTTCGTATTCGAGCCTAACACGCTCTTTACAAGAACAAATGTTGTTAACGTTCTCAATCCAATTTTTGAGAATGTCAAGAACAATCAGGGTATGTATGATTACCTCATCGTTTGCGATGCAAGAAATAACACCCCAACTGTAATTGACAACAATCAATTGGTTGTAGACATTTACATCAAGCCTACTCGCTCAGCTGAGTTCATCTTGGTAAACTTCTACGCAACTAGAACAGACCAAAACTTCAACGAGTTAGTCTAAACTAAGAAAGGAATTTAACATATGGCATTAAACATAACAGATTATTTCAGAGTGATGCAGCAAAGAGATTTCTTGCGCAATCACCAGTACAGAATCTCAGCACTCTCTTACGAGGGATTCACTCTTGGTTTAGACTCACTCGTCTACCTCAAGACAGCTGAGGTACCTAACCGTACAATTAATTCAGTACCTGTACCATTCATGGGATTAAACTTCTCAGTACCGGGTACAGCTCAATACGCAGGCACAATGGATTTACAATTCTATTGTGACCAACCTCAAATCATCAGATCATTCTTCGAAGGTATCTCTTTTGCTACATTCGATGAAAGACAGTCTGGTGGTGCTTATACAGTTAAGCAAGAAAATGTACTTTCCTTCTATACTTACAACAATGTAAGTGCTGAATCCCCAACAACTCAATATACTTTAATCGGTATTTATCCAACAGTTGTAGGTAATTTAGGAATGGATACTACAGGTTCTGGTGATGTTGTAAACTTCACTGCAACTATTGCTTACCAATTCTGGACTAAGACACAGATTCAGAACCCACTTGTTGCTGCTGCTCAACGTCCAGTTGCTCCGTTAGCCGGGGTTGCTGTACCTTAATTTGTAAGATAATTCAAGCCCTTGGCCAAAAAGCCAAGGGCTTTTTTATGCAATAATGTCTATAATCTATAAATAATTACATGGGTCTCTTAGATACACTAAATGTTATTAATCCGCTGGTTAACGGTAACCAGCCTGCTATTAATGATAATTTAGCTCTTGTGAATGGGGCTGGTCAACAGCTCCCATATACCACCCCTCAGTTTGGCTCTAATTTAATTTTAAATTTTCCAGCCCCTCACATGGGTTTCTTAGATGCTCTTTCTCAGTATGCTGCTGCAGTACCACTAAGAACTTTTTGGGTTGTTCAGTTTAAAATACCAAACTTGATAGTGGAGCAAAATTTAATTGATTTGAGCGAAACATTTCGCAACAATGATTTAGCTAAACAAACGTTATCTAATCCAAAGTTCACTAGAAATATTGGTTGTATATTCTGTAGAAGTTTTAATTTTTCAGGGGAAAACAACAATTCATCTGTTCCAGAAATGGATATTAGAGGCTTTAGAAGTGTACCATATGCAGGTGGTAGAAGTAGTGCATTTTTAAATAACCTTAATCTTACATTCTACGAAAGTACAATTAGCTTCATTGATCATATTATTAGACCTTGGATTGTTTTAATGTCATATTACTCTACCATTGCAAGAGATAATGGTAACCCAAGCAACAACGCAATATACGATTTAAAACAAGATATTACTTGCCATTTAATGACTAGAACCGGTGTTGGTCAAACTGATCAGCAAAGACAGGCTAACCAACAGATTAACAGCAACTCTAATTCCGCAATACCTAATTACAATAACCCTTGGGCAGCAAGAAAAACTATTGTGTTTAAGAATTGCTTTCCTAAAGACATGGGTACTTTAGAGTATGTTCAATCAGATAATAACTCCCTGGAGACTGTTAATACAACATTCTGTTATACTAATTACGAGGTTTCTCACACCCCTATTGCCATCCAGCAGGTTACTTAATAATTAATACGGTGCCGTATTATACATTTAAGATCTACTCTTCTGGAAAAAATGTACTCGCTAAACAATTCTCAACACAGGATTGCATTGATTTACATTTTTTATTAGCCAATGAAGATTATACAGGAGTAGACTTATTTTGCCAGTTAAAATTTGAAGAATATACTAATGATAAAACTAAGCTAAACTCTTTTGATAAGTTTTTATTTCTGGTTTCTCAAAAAATTATTAGCCACACCTTTGATACTTCTGTTGTACACTCTATTCAAGGAAGTGAAACTAAATTAACTAAGCTTGTCAGCCTTGTTAAGATTTACAATACAATTTCTGATATCAGCTTCAGAGTTAAAAATGTTTTTTCAGAAGGTAATTTGCAAATAGAATATGGTATTCCTTACGATTTAGCTGATAAGAAATCCTTTAATTTTTATTCTATAAAATTAGGAGATATAGAATATAAAGACGTTAACGAATATGATTGTTCTAGTCTTTCCTTCCTCCCAGTAAAATTATATATGGATTTACAGAACATGCAACTGGAAAACAATAAAAAAATTAAATCAGAATATTTCCAATCTAATTTTATTCGAGAGCTGACGTTTAGTAATGAATGTTTTCTGTATTTTTTAGACTTTATATACAGTGAAAATGTTGCTGATTTCTTTTCTTTAACATATAATATGAATAAAGATTTCGGTGTTGCTTTTAGTCACATAAAATCAATAACAATGAGAGAATTGTATCTCCTTGTAGATACAATAAATAAGAGTACACAAGACAAGAAGAAAAAGACTACCGATGAACGAGCTATTTAATATAATCAAAAATTCCTTAAGAACAAATTCCTTTTACATTCCAAGCCAGAACACATATGTAAATGGTTGCTCTCTTACTATTAAGCAATACAATGATTTGTTAGAGCTTGACGCAACACTTGAATTCGGCTTTGAGCAGTATATCAAACATTCTATCTTAACTGATAGCATTATAAAAGAAAATGTTGATAATTACGAAAGTCTGCTTTATTTTGACAAGCCATTCCTACTAGCTCAAATTAAATTAGCTCAAGAAAGCAACTTTCTAGGTTTTTCTTTGGGGGAATATAAAGAAGGTATTTCTAATAGAATTAGTACTGTAACCCTATCTTCATACGAGGCAGTATACAACAGTAATAATCTTGTTATAAGCTTTGGGTTGAACACATTTAAAGATGTTCAGCTGATTAATAAAGAATATTTTGAAACATTAAACGGTAAGTACAATTTGGCTGGAGATGTAATATCATTAGAGATTTTCAAACACTTAAAAGAAATTTCTTATCTTAATCAAAGCATTGGTAGTGTAAGAAATATTAAAGAGCTCAAACCATTAATTGATCAAATGCCTGCTGGCTTGGTTGAAACCTTTAATGGGTTGCTTAGTAAAGTAAACGAAGATATAAGAGAGCTTAATAAGTTCGAAATTGACGGTGAAAACTTTGTTTTTAATCCTTCGCTAGAGTTTATGTTGTCGTAATAAATATTTACATGGGTGTAAAAGATAGTAACACACAGGCTATAATAGATGCCATTACAAATCTTGTAAAAGAGACGCAGCAATCCAACCGTATTGTTGAAAGAGAGATTAAAAATCTAAGCGTCAACACCAAGTCTTACATTGAGAAAGCACAAAGTAGTGCAAACTTTGAAAAGGTTTTTGAGTCCTTTTCAAAAGAATTCTCTACAAATATATCTGAATCAATTAATGAAACTGTTAAAGATGCAAATGAGAAGACCTTTAAGCAGCTAAAAGAAGGTATTCAGTCTAAAAAGCAGGAGATAGAAAAAAGAAAAAAGGATTTAAAGAGCTCTGCATCCCTTGGACCTGAGTTTCAAAAAGATCTTAACAAAAAAATTAAGCAATCTGAAAAAGAGTTAAGAGAGCTTATTGAAAACTACGATAAAACTGCTAGAACAAACAACCAGAATTTAATTCAGCAGATTAGAGAATCTCAAGCTAAACTAACAGAAGAGCTTACTGGTGGTCTACAGGAATTTGGTAAATCTTCCTTTAAAAACTATGTAAAAGAAACAAACAATGTAGATGAAGCACTAGTAAAATATAAAAACGCTTTAAAAGAACAGTATACTTCCCTTGAAAAAAATGTAGAGACAAGAAAAAAACTTGGCTTAACTGACAAGAAAATGGAAGAAATAAAAGAAGATCTTTATGATTCTTATTTTAAGGAACTAGAAGCTCAGGGTAACAGAGCAGATATTGATGAAAAGACAAGAAAAGTTCTCACTGACAAATTAAAGAGAGAGCAAATATTAGCTGGTAGATCTACCTATGAACAAACTTATGGTAAGACTTCTTCTATAGGCCAGCTAGCTGGTAGATTAGCTGATTTTACTACAAGTAGATACAAAAAGCAAGATCAAAATACCTCTGCTTTGGGTAAAGCCTTTAACGCAGGTTTAGGTGCTTTATTTAAAGGTAAAGATGCTAAGGAACCTTTCCTAGAAGCAGATAAAAACGACTTATCAACAAAACCATCTATTACTCAAAAAGATATAGAAGGTGGAGAAGGTAGCACTTATATTAAACCATATAGTGAATCAGAAAATAAAGAAACTGTTGAAACAGCTGAAGCAGATAAAATAGCAGCTGAAAATGCAAATGCTTCTGTAAATCCTTCTGCTCAAGTAGAGGCTCTAGAAGCTATTCAACAATCATTTGAAGAAGCAAAAGAAAATGTACCGTTTAAGGTAGTTATATCTGACCTTGATCCAAAAGCTCAAAAAGGAATGACTGCTGCATTTAATGAGGCTTTTAAAGAATCTTTAGAGCCAATAGTAAAAGATGCTTTAGCTATTGCAATACAAGGCGGTCAAAAAGGTATGGTTAAAGCTTTAGGTAAG